GCGGACTTGTCGGCTGTTAAGAACGAGGGTGGTGGGTAAAAATGTCGTGTTTGTTGGCGATGGACATCGTGACATCAGCATATTTTACAAAGCAAATCCAAAATCTCGCCCAAACCTCCACTCATTTCGTAATCGGACAACCCAGTTACTGCATAATATTAATCAAGATTGGAATCAAATGGGCTTGTTGGCTGAATGGTTGCATACACACCATCGCTAGATGAGGGGTCGTGATGGCTCGGCATTTATTCGGAAAACTGGAGGCAAAGTTTATGACTGTGACAAAATTTAACATATTGTTCGCATATAGAATCCTGCAAGTGGAGGTGACAACGCATGGCTAACGGACACGGCGGAGCTAGAGCTGGGAGTGGTCGTCCAAGAAAACCTTTGGCTCAAAAAATCCTAGAGGGTCATCCCGACAAACGCAAACCAAAAGTGCTGGATATAGCTGCAGATGGAGATTCCCCTGTGCCAATATACCCAGAACGCCTAGCCTACTATCCCTCAAGGATGTCTGGAGAGCCAAACTCACAAGATATTTGGCATGAAACTGTCGAATTTCTGAAAACCACAGGCTGTTTGCACTTAATAAACCCTGCGTTCATAGAAGAATACTCCCTACTCAAAGCCAGATTCTATGAAGTTGAGCGAATCATAAGCAAAACATCCCTCGTCTATGATGACAAGAAGAAAGGCGGCATAGAAACAAACCCTGCAGTAGATACAGGATTAAAATATCTTAAAGCTGCAGATTTGGTCTGGGCTAAGATTTGGGACATTGTTAGGCAAAATAGTGAAAAGGCTTATGGAGTTACGCCTAATGATGATTTGATGCAGAGGTTGCTTAGGTTTAATCGGGATGGGTAGAGTGTGTTGGGCTTTAGAAGTTTGGCTGGTTCGTGACTTCAGAAACTGAGCGGCTGGCTAGTGGTGTGAATATTGTGTTGGCGATAGTTGGATGACCAATGACAGATAGCAATAATTCCACTTGTTGAAGTCAACATATTTTCCAATGGCTGTCAACACGACATCGCAACAACCTCGCAACCACTCCCTGCAAATTTGAATTTTAGACGAAAGGCGTGATACCCATGATATTCCCCCAATATAACAAAAAGACAGGCAAACGAGAAGACTTGGTTATGACTGTAGCAGAGTTTGACAAAGTATTTAATCCATTTCTTGCAGCACAACCCAAAAACCCGACAGCATTATCGCTTTATCGGGATATTGTGGATGATTTCATGTTCGAAGAGTTACAAGTGATCTCGCCTACTTTGGTAGCTGATTATGCCAGATACCAAGCACTCCGTCAACAATATTCTGACAGAACCTACGAGAAATGCTGCCCACATTGCGATAAAACTGTCATTCTAACAGATTTACATAAACGCTCCTATGACGAAATAGCTGTTGCCTTGTGGCGGTTGATTGAGCTTTCGGCTGATGAGGCGAAGATTGGTGTTGATGTGGAGTATGATGCCAGCTTGAAACGTGAAGCTGGGGTGGAGCGTATAATGGGCGTGGATGTTGAGCAAGTAGCGGGTGCAGGTGTAGAGTGGACAAAAGGCACAGATGCGTATCAGGCAAAAGGTGCTACCGCAGAGCAAACAAAAGGCGTGACCGTAAGACAAGCAAAAGATGCGGACACCATATGGACAAAAACCATAGACATCCCAAGCGGAGGTGACCTATATGCCCCATAAACCCCGCAAACAATGCGGACACGTAGGCTGTCCAACTCTCGTAGAATCTGGCATACGCTACTGCCCAGAACACAAAAAACAGTATAATCGCAGAGCCAAAGCATCTCACTACGACCGCAGATGGCGTAAGATTAGCAAGTTGTATCTGAGCAGGAATCCCCTCTGTGTTGAATGTGAAAAAGTTGGAAGGTTGACTCCTGCTACAGAAACGCATCACAAAACTCCTGTTACTGAGGGCGGCTCGGATAGAGATGAGAATTTAATGGCTTTGTGTAAACCTTGCCATTCTAGGTTTACTTTGGTGGAGAATCTTGGGCGTTAGTGATGTGAAGTGAAGTGATGGCGATATGCAAAGTGATGCTCGTTTGCATTTTTGAGTGTTTTTGGTGATGCTGGCAGAAAAGCACCAAAACATATTAAAGTGTGCATGGGCGTTTGGCGGTCGTGTCGTCACTTGCTCTAATGCCCCCTTGATGCGCTCGGTCGTTGGCTGGGCTTGAAATATATGCAGCAATCCGATTTTCGCTGGAAGGAGGACTTTTTGATGTCAGAAAGACCCAAAACAAAGAGGCTTGTATATACCCCAACCCGCTTCATGGCAGAAGGTTCAAAATACGACAAACGCCGAGCCGACCACGCAGTAGCCTTCATAGAACAACTACAACACACCAAAGGAGAATGGGCTGGCAAGCCTTTTTATTTGTTGCCGTGGCAAGAGACTATTGTTAGAGATATATTCGGTGTTATTAAAGCCAACGGAGCTAGACAATTCAATCATTGTTTTGTTGAAATATGTAAAAAATCAGGTAAATCAGAATTAGCAGCAGCTATAGCTTTATATCTCCTCTGTGCCGATGGTGAAGAAGGAGCAGAAATATATGGAGTGGCTAATGATAGAAAGCAAGCTGGGATTGTTTTTGATGTTGCTACTCAGATGGTTAAGAGGCAACCTGCGCTCAATAGTTTGTGCAAAATTGTGGAATCTCAAAAGAGAATTGTGTTTAAGCCTACTAATAGCTTTTATTCTGCTATGTCTAGTGAAGTGTCTACCAAGTATGGATTGAATATTCATGGGTGTATATTTGATGAGTTACTAGGTCAATCCGACAGAAGATTATATGACACCATGATTAGAGGAGCAGGTGCTGCTCGTAAGCAACCACTAAACTTTGTTATCACAACAGCAGGAAATGATAAAAACTCCATCTGCTATGAAGAACACACAAAAGCCCTAGACATTCTCGAAGGCAGAAAGATAGACCCTACATACTACCCAGTAGTTTTCTCTGCTCCTAATGATGCAGACTGGACAGACCCAGAAGTATAGAGAAAGGTTAATCCATCTTTTGGTCATATCGTTAATGAGGAATATTATCATAATGCTTGTAACTCAGCAAAACAAAACCCTGCTGAAGAACCATTATTCAGGCAGTTTTTTCTTTGTCAATGGACTAATACTGTTGTTAGGTGGTTGCCTATGGATAAGTATGATAAGGGCAACACGCTGTTTGACCCAGAGATGCTCAAGGGCAGGAAGTGTTATGCTGGGTTGGATTTGGCTTCTAGTGATGATATTGCTGCTTTGGTGTTGGTATTTCCACCGATTGAAAGCGAGGAGCATTATCATGTTTTGCCATTTTTTTGGATACCCCAAGAAAACATGGAACGCAGAGTCCGCAAAGACCATGTGCCATATGACAGATGGGTGCGTGAAGGCTATCTTGAAACCACAGAAGGAAACATCATATATTACGACTTCATAGAAAAGAAAATAGAAGAACTCAACAAAATCTACGATATACAAGAAATAGCCTATGACCGCTGGGGAGCAGTACAAATATCCCAGAACCTAACACGTGAAGGATTTACTATGGTTGAGTTTGGGCAGGGGTTTAAGGATATGTCTCCTGCCAGCAAGGAGCTAACAAGACTGGTGCTTGATGAGAAAATCATACACGGAGGCAATCCTGTCCTTCGCTGGATGTTTGAGAATGTGTACGTTGAAACTGATGCCGCTGGCGGGATGAAGCCGTCAAAGAAGAAGTCAAGAGAGAAGATTGATGGGGCTGTTGCTACAATAATGGCAACTTACAGGGCTGTACTTCAACAAAGCAACGAAAGCATCTACAACCAACGTGGTGTGCTGATTTTGGATTTGAATCATCCTGATGGGTATTATTATGGGGGCGGGGAGGATTAAAAAATCATATTTCACCGCCCATTTCTAATGGCAGAAGTTTTATATGGCTTTGTTATATTTTGTAAAATTGACAGGAGGCGATACCCATGCAACCCATGAACATAGAGAAAAAACACATATCCCAACTAAACCCAGCCAACTACAACCCAAGACTCGACCTTAAAGCTGGAGACCCAGAATATGAAAAACTGCTCCGCTCTGTGGAGGAGTTTGGATATGTCGAGCCAGTTATCTGGAATGAGCGTACAGGTAATATTGTGGGTGGGCATCAGCGGTTTAAGGTGCTGACTCAGCTTGGATATACAGAAATAGACTGCGTTGTTGTAAACATGGACGAACAACGAGAAAAAGCCTTGAATGTGGCACTTAATAAAATTGGCGGCGATTGGGATTTGCCAAAGTTAGTCGACCTTATGTATAGCTTAGAGGAAAGCGGTGTCGGTTGGGAGATTACTGGATTTGAGCAGCCAGAAGTAGATAAACTGTACCAAAAAGTGCAACGAGAGCATGGCGAGGTTGTGGAGGATGATTTTGACACAGAGGCAGAATTGGCATCAATCACCGAACCTATCACGCAGCTTGGGGATATATGGCTACTTGGCAGACATCGGCTTATGTGTGGGGATAGTACGGATTTGGCATCTGTTCAAAGGTTGATGCGGTCTGGCGGCTCTGGCTCTGGTGTTGTTGGTAGTGGTGGTGCTGCTGATGATGGTGTTAGTGGTGTTGGTAGTGTTAGTGGTGCGGGCAGCACTAATGCTACTAATAGCAAATATGTCGGCAGTAATGGTGGAGATAGTGGGCATAGTGGATACGACACATCCGACCCCGACAACCCAAGCACCCCTATAAAACTGGCAAGATTTGTATTTACCGACCCTCCGTGGAATGTTGACTATGGCGGAACTTCCCACCCAAGCTGGAAACAACGCCAGATTATGAACGACAAAATGTCCACCGAGGACTTCTACCAGTTTCTGCTGACGGCGTTCAAAACAATGGCATCCGTCAGCGAAACTGGCTGTATGACATATGTTGTTATGTCTGCCCAAGAATGGGGAAGTGTAATGCAAGCCATGAAAGAGGCTGGGTATCATTGGTCATCCACCATTATCTGGGCAAAAGATAGCCTCGTAATGTCAAGAAAAGATTATCACACACGCTATGAGCCTTTATGGTATGGCTGGAAAGCTGGAGAAAAACGGCTGTGTCCGCTACAGGATAGACAGCAATGTGACCTATGGGAGATTGACAGACCCAAGAAGTCCCCAGACCATCCTACAACAAAACCCATTGCTTTGGCGGCTAGGGCAATAAATAACTCATCACACAAGAATGACCCTGTGCTGGATTTATTCGGAGGCTCTGGTACGACCCTGCTGGCGGCAGACCAGACCGAGCGTGATGCTTTCCTAATGGAACTCGACCCCAAGTATGCGGATGTTATTGTAAAGCGATATATAAAGGCACAGGAGAGTGATGCTGGCGTGTTTTTGCTTAGGGATGGGGTTCAGGCCGCTTATAATGAGATTTGATAGACAAAAACAGCCTGAAAATCCTATAACTTCGTTGCCGAAGCCGCATTAAGCAACACGCCTGTATAGGCACAATTTTCGAGTTACTGTCAAAAGACCACAGGGGATATCCCTCCTGTGGTAAAATTTCACAAGCAACATGGACATGGTGTCAGAGTTAACCATCAAAATCCAAGAAAGGCTGGTGACAAAAATGCCAAAAGGCGGAGCAAGAAAAGGGGCTGGTCGCAAACCAAAGCCTCTTATAGAAAAAGTCAAAGAGGCAACAAAACCATCACAAAGAAGCATCGGGAGACCAAAGAACGTAAAAATTCCTGCACCTTCACGCTATATGGAGCTAACTATAAAATATGAGGACATCATCCCAAGCCCCGCAGAGTTATATATAGAAAAAATGAAATTTTTGTATGAAATGTATGATTTATATGAATTGCATGGAAATAAAGATGGATATGATTACAAAGGATATGATTATAAAATCATCCCTGCTTTTCTAGTGGAAATGTATGCTTTGGCTGATTATTACAGTCTGTTGATGCACTATGAGATGGTGGATACCGAGCCTTTGCCAGAAGATGGAGAGACGAGAGCTAAACATATGATAAAGTATGCCGACTTAATCCATGAAATGACATTGCATAAACATGAGCTTTGGAAAACCATTCAAAGGACGATTGACTGGTTTGTTGAGAGGCAGAATCCGCTTCCTGTTATACTTGAAAATGAACCCAGTTCTACTTCAGTGCATACCGAGGGTGACGGCTGGGATGAATATTGGGCGTGGAGGAGGATGAATCCGTGGTTGGATGAGGTTTAGGGGAG